GAATGTTCAAGAATTGTTTCAACAAAAGTAGTGTTTGCTTTATTAAGTTCACGAATTTTCACAATCTTCTTTGCGAGAGGATGCTCGTGGTTCGCAAGAAATTGTTTGGTAAAGGACGGCGCGCCCGTTTTTTCTGTTGTCGCGTACTTGATCCCCACAGAGTCGAAGGCTTTTGCAACAGATGTCGCAACCCACGGCTCGATGGCGACGCCGGTCTCTTCCTTCACTTCTTTAAGTAGGGTGCGCTCACGAGCGGTAAGTTCTTTTTTCGTTTGCTCTGCACGATCCATGTCTACCCTGACACCTTTAGTCTTCATGTCCAACAGGACAGGGATTAGACTTGTTTCCAGTTCAAAGATTGATGTGCATTCATCCTTTATCAAATCAGTCCGCAGACGTTCCCACAACCTCAAGGTAACGGCAGCATCCTGCTCTGCGTAGGGGCCAACATATCTAGACGGCAGCCGAAACATTTCACTTTTGGCATTGACACCAAACTCTTCGGCTGCAGAGCGAAGGATTTTTTCATCCTTGCGCTCTGAAAGATAATCACGAGCCAGTGAATCTAGGTTGTACCAGCGGCGGTTTTCATTGAGCAGCGGAGCAGCGACCATTGTGTCAATTATCTTGCCCTGTACTTCGATTCCTTCCGCCCGCAGCCACCCCAAATCATACAGTGCGTTGTGCATAATTTTTTCAATGTGCGGGGTAGCCATCATTTTCTTCATCCAAGCCATTACAGATGAGCGTGGAAGATTCCCAGCGTCATGTTTGACAGGCAAGTACCATGCACTATCTCCTGCCGCTACGGCTATACCAATGATGTATCCGTCTTTTCTAGTCCAGCCCGGACCAAGAGTTGTAAGATTGGGGTCTCTGGTCTCAAGGTCAATTGATATTCTTTCGTATTGAGTGAGGTCAGGCAGTGACGAAGGCGGCGACCAGTCACTATCTGTGTTGCCCCACGCAACGTCTTTTAAATCTTGCGCTAGCAAGTGATACTGATATGACTCACTCATAATAACTCTCGATATCTTCCAATGAATGCCTGAAAATAAACACAGGGGTTCTTTCCCCAACATAAGCTCCAGCTACGTTGTAGTTGAAGTAGTCGATTGCCTCATGTTCTTCCATGCCCTGTGCAACTAGAATGTCTAGGCACTTGTCAGCATCATAAGCAATCACTTGCTGTAAATCCCCGCATCTTTCCGCAATGCCTATAACAGCTTCGTCAAAACCCTCTGCCTTGTAGAAAAACTTTCCGGCTTCTTTAACTAATGTCATTGGTCAATTCTCCTCCGCAGGCAAGATACCCGCATCCGTCTACCCAGTTGTCAATGTGATTCGGATTAGATGCTATCCGTGCAATCTTTAACAATGTCATCTTGACAGCGCAGTCCATACCAACAGGCAGGTCATCAGGTTTAATGCTGTCCCACCAACACCAAGCTGTTTCGATGTTTCTAAAATTATCTTCCATGTTACCGTGCTGGGAGGCACGATCTTGTGTCACATAGCCTTTAGCCGTGTCTAATATCTCTGCTCTTTTCATACTGTAAATCCATAATTTCCTGTTGGCTCGATTAGGTGAAGGTGTTTTTTAGTGCGTGTAGCACCGACGTAAAAAACCCTGACCTCGCTATCTTGGTCAAGGTTTTCTATACATGCTTTTGTGGAATCTAGGAAAAGGGCGACGTTATCCGCCTCGCCACCTTTTGCTTTGTGAATCGTCGAGATCCGGATCCTCGGACTGCCAGATAGTAATCGCTCCCCCCGCCGACGTACCGACGTAATATAGCCTATCTCCCTGTCCGACACTTTCAAGACATTCATCCACGGCGTCTCGGCATTCGCGTTCAAACTGCACCGTTCGACTATGTCGTCCAGAGTGTAGGAAAGATCTTGATCTAAAGACTCTAGGTTTTTTCGACCAGACTTCGTAATAACATTTCCGTTGAGTATCTTCGAGAAGTTCTTCAGTTCTGCTGCTGATAAGGACAAGCCTTTGCATAATTTTAACCACACCTCAATGCCATTTAAAACATTTTGAGATAGGGACCAACCCGCCCCTTCTCTCCAGAAGAGATAACCGTCTTCCTTCAGGCGGGTGGAGATCTTATTCGCAATGTAATTTGTCCTTGCTAGGATTAACCATTCACCATTCTCCAGATCAAGCTCCATTATATCGCGATGCCAAGAAAGATTCCCTTGTCTTTCTGTGGGTTGCCAAACTTTATTTTGTCTGATCGCAACACGCTTGACCAACTGATCTGAAAAATTGTGCACGGACAACGGTACACGGTAGGATTTATCAAGGACAATCTTATGATCACTGGCATTCAAGAAGTCCGATACACGGACCCCCATCCATGAGTATATGCACTGGTCATCGTCACCAGCATAGTAAACCTTCTTGGCATTCGGGACGAGAACTTCCTTTACCATACGCCACTGAAGAGGAGCCAGATCTTGTGCTTCGTCTATGATCAAAAGATCAAAACGCGGGCTAGTCCCCTGCTCGATGAAGTCCTCAATCATGTCAACAAAGTCACGCTTTTTAAGTTCTTCCTTGAACTCGCGATAGGCTTTGTCTAGAACTCGTAGCTGTTGAAAATGAAGGCTATAGTCGGCAGAGTCGCTGAACTGCTGCTCAAGACTTACTTCACGAACCCGCGCCATCTGTATCATCGACATGTACTTGTCGCCGCCAGAACCCGGTGTAAAAAGAATACCCTCTGACATATTGTTAGATGCGTTCGCACGAAAATCCAAACCGACAAGAGTGCCGAGGTCATGAAAGTCCCTGCCCTTAAACACATCTTGTGACCTCATGCCCAGCCAGCTAAATGCCAATGAATGCAAGGTACGGAACCACATCAGGTCTTTAGGGCCTAATGACAGTTCAGCAAGAGCTCTGGTCTTGGCTTCTTCTGCAGCTTTCTTACTAAAAGACATGAAGGCCACGCGGCTAGGATCCATTCCACCAACTATCGCTTCTTTGACAATGCTAATAAGCCTTGTTGTTTTGCCTGTCCCCGGGGGACCAAAGATTGTGGTTTCCATTAGAACGGCACCTCCGACTTCTCAACTACGATGTCGGGTGTGGCAACCTCTGACGCAAACTCAGGCACCCACCATACACGAACTGACTTCCACTTGCCGCTCGATGTCTTGAAACGCTTAACACCATGTGCGTCTGTGCCGTCATTCATTTCCTTGATTCGTTCTTGAATCTGCGCCCTTGTGTAACTATCAAACTTCTTTTGACGCAGGTATTCCATCAGTGAGTCAAGTCTAAAATATGTGGCCTGTTCTTCTGCGTCCGTAAATGGCTTACCAACCATGATCTCTTCGACAGTCTGTGCCTGTACGCGACCAGTGCAGTATGACTCCAACAAATTAAAGAACTGCCCCTTGTATGTAAGTTCTTCTGGCACCTCAATCTGATTGCAATGCTCCATGAGGTTGTTGATTAGAATCTGCCAGTCCGCATCCTTTGCCCGCTCCGGCATAAAGTTTAACTGCTCCATGCATGACCTTTGAAACAAGCGCGGGTTTTGAAGCTCGTCTGTATCAAGCTCCAGTCGGCGCCCATCGATATCAAGGAACCACAGCCGTGGCTCAGACAGCACCACTGACAACCCACTGATCGTGGGCAGTGTGCCACCGCCACCAATACCGTGCTTCAGGGTGCGGCATACATTTTTATTGCAGTAAGAAGCCATAGGCTCTTCGCTGCATAGGTAGCCCCACTCTTTCTTTTCCACTTGATTCTGAATTGTGACAATCTCTGATGCCGGCAGCGGTGGGTTAAAGTCCTTGGCGTTATGCTGCTCAAGCAGAGACTTCCAGTTGATCTCATCATACTTTTTCAAAAAGATACCAAGCTGGAAAGCAAACTTGTTGCGCTCGCCTTCGCCAACGCCGATCATAAGTTTGGCACGAACGCAAGGTATGTAGTCAGGATATAGATTTACTTCGCCGCCGATGGGCAGCTTCATGAATTCGTTTGGATCGACACTGATCTCATCGATCATGTCTAAAAATTGTTCTAGTGTCGCCCCGTCCCCGTCCGGAAAAACCGCCGGGCGGAGCGTCTGTTCCGCATGAAAGTACGGAAGGTTGATAAAGTTACCAACATCACCACGCTCGACCAAAACCTGTTCCTGCTTCGGAAAGATTTCGCATTTGCCATGCCCAAGCATAGCAGCAATTTCTGCAGCCTTGTCCCTGAATTGTCCTGCACTGAACCACTCCTTAAAGAAAAAGAATATATGAGCCCCGCCTGATTTAGAACGGCACACGATACACGGTACATTGTTTTCTGATAGCTGTTTGATAAGAGCAGCGTGGTCTAGTGGATACACATCGATATCAAGCGCACCAAACTTGCACTTGTTTTCTTCGTTAATAGGTATCGACCCGACGCCAGTCTTGCCGTCAAGGTGTTCTTGCACAAGCTCAACAGTCAACGGTTTACGAACAACGTATGACTTGGCTTTAGTTTTTCCGGCTCTTCGTTCTTCTGATATATCTGTACGTCCATGTGCAGCGCCGAAACCAGCAAACGCCGCCATGAACCTTTCCGCAAGGGTCATAGCTTTCTCCAATAAAGGAATGGGGAAATGGTAACCTTCCGAGTTGCTACCATCCCCCCAACTGGTTAAAACGGTACGTCAGCAGCCTTAGTTGCTTCGGCCATCTCATCAGATGTGCCCGCAGCCGTTCTAATCTCTCCTTTACTAAAGCTCTCAGCCATCTTTTTGGCTTCAAGCATAGCCTGACCCATCTTGGAAACGTCAGTCTCACGGGTTACACGGAAATTATACCATGTGCCCTGATCATTGCTTTCCGAAACGGTGGTGATCCGCCACGCAGTACCGTAAATGGGCAGGACAAAAGGTCCGTTCTTGCCTACAGCACGGCACGAGGTGCGCTGCGAATTCCATTTCTTAGAGACCTTCAACTGGGTTTTCTTCATGTCCAGTACGGCAGGATCATAGTTGCCAGTCTCTTCGTTATAAACCATCACCAGATGCTGATGACAGCGAACAAGCTCGTTACCGGACGGCAGAACTTCCGCCGCTCCTTCACGGTTTGTGTTGTTAAGGTCTGGGTCATTATGACTTAGTTCCCGTACCAGACCGCCGCCCGCACTACGCGGGGTGAACTCAAGGTATTTCATTTCAAAGGCCACTGGAATTACCACGACGCCTTTGTCTTCTGAGTAGATCTCACCCGTCACCGTATTAAAGATGTCACCCTGTGACGCACCCTTGATATACTCAGGCTTCTCTTTGTTCAGTTGAGGTGATAGCGCTTGCAGGATCCGTACAAACGGTATCTGCATTTGTTCCTGACCAATCTTCTCGAAACCCGCACCAGCGTTTTCCTCAAAGATATCCATCAAGCCTTCCGGCGCTAAACTTGTATTCATTTTTTCTGCTACTGCTGTGTTAGCCATGTCGCTTATCCCTTCTTGATAACAGCGCGGTTACCGACATACACACCGAATGTGTCGTAGTCGATATCTTGTTGAGACTCAATACGATTCTTT